GCTAATGCGCCCCGACATCGACCCGGGCAGCGGCGAGCTGGGCCTACTTGCCGTTCTCGTGCTGGCCGCCTGGAGCCTGTGGGCGTGGCAGGTCACCAAAGGACAGTCAGCAGCCGAAACCGACCCCGCCCAACCCAGCCCATCAACTACCACCCATAACCGCCCAGAGAGGCCACACCATGACCGCCCATGACGATGACCACAGCGGCCCCAAACTCACCCCCGGCCAGGTAGCTGCCCTGTTCGGGGTGGAACCGCACACCGTGCGCCGCTGGTCGAATGAGAACCGCATCAAGTACACCAAAACCGCCGGCGGGGCTAGGCGTTATGACGCCGCCTACATTCACCGCATGATCCAAAACTCAACCCAGTGAGCCAACACAGCAGCAGAGGCGCCGCCTGGCAAACCACCCGCAGGGCCGTGCTGGAGCGCGATCAGTGGGCGTGCAGCTACTGCAGCGCCCCCCTCATCGAGGGCCAAAACGCTGAGGTTGATCATGTGGTGAGCAAGGCCACCTGGATCAGAGAGGGCCGGCAGGGGCGCCCTGATGAGCCATCGAACCTAGTGGCCTGCTGTAAGCCCTGCAACGGGCGCAAAGGTGACCGCGACGAGATGCCACGCATCAACTACTACAACCCCCGCTGGGTTGCCAGCATCCCCCACTAAGAAAGGCCCACACCATGCTGACCACTGCCACCGGCGAGATGCTGCAGACCACCGAGCTGAACAGCCAACTGCCCCACCACTACCGCTGGCACACCACCGTTCACGCCGCCCAGCTCGCCCACCGGTACGGGGTCGAGGTTGGCATCAGTGGAGATCACCGCCCGCGCAGCAGGGCCGATTCTTCTCTGTAAGCCCCCCCTGCACCCCGCCCCAGACTCCATTCTCACCAGATCAGAGCCGAGAATATCCAGATGAGCACCAACACTGAACCAATCGCGCCCATTCCGTTTGAGTTGCCCCCGAATGCCAGCTGGTCAGAATCGGTATTCCTGTTTCAGGCCGAGGCCAGCAGCTGGCTGAGCGCAGCTGATGCCCCACAGCTGATGGCGCTTCGCACCATCGCCGCGCAGCTCGACGGCGGCACATTCCAGGCCGCCCTGATCTCTCAATTCACTCTCATCCATCGAGCGCTGCTGAACCGACGCCCGGGGGAGCCGGCAGCTGGGGGGGATGCCGGCGGGCGCCCTGCTGCGACCGGCGAAAACATGTTCGAGATCTTCGGGGGCCGCTGGACAGCTGACGAGATCAGCGCCGACGCATGAGCGCCGCCCCGTATCCCGAGATCCCCGCATGGCCGCCGGCACGCTGGACGCCGCCGCTCACGGCTGACTTTCCCAGCGCGTTCGACGGATACCGCCAAGTGCTGCGCGAGATCTGGCGGGCAGCGTTCGGGTACACCCTGGAACCCTGGCAAGAATCCGCAGTACGCCACGCCCTGGAATTGTTCCCCGCCGGCCATCCTCGCGCCGGCCAGCTGCGATTCAGACAAGTGGTGATATCTCTCGGCCGGCAAAACGGCAAGACAGAGATCGCTGCAGCTGTGGGCCTGTTCGCCCTGCTGATGAAAGCCAGCCCCAGCGTCGTCGGGGTCGCCACCAGCGCCGAGCAGGCCCGCCTGGTATACAAGCGCACCATGAGAGCGATCAGAGGCACCCCCCAGCTGGCTGCCCGATTCAAAGCGCTGACCGAAACGCGCGGCATCCAAACAAAAGACGGCGGCCAGTACGAGATCAAAGCAGCCAAATCTGCAGCGCTGCAGGGAATCCCCATCGATGTGGGCCTGGTCGATGAGCTGCACATTCTCGCCACCGCCCTATGGTTCGACCTAGTGAACGGCTTAGGGGGCCGGCCTAACTGTCTGGTGCTCGGCATCACCACCGCCGGCGATGACGGCAGCGAGCTGCTGCTACACCTGTACGGGCAGGGAGCTGAGGCGATCGAGGCCGGCGATGCTGCCCGATTCGGCTTCTACTGCTGGGAATCCGACGCTGCCGAGATCAGCGACGATGACGACGAGCTGGGCCAAGAACTCGCCCGCGCTAATCCCTCGATCGCATCCGGCCGCGTCGATCTGTCCAACGCCATGACCGAGGCCCGATCTTTACCCCCGCAGACAGCTGTCCGGTATCGCCTGAACCGGTTCGTGCAGGCTGTCTCAGCCTTCATCAGCGCCGAGATGTGGCGAGACAATTTCGTGCGCGATGACTTCCCCGCCGGCGTCGCCCCGATCTTCACAGTGGATCGAACACCTGACTGGTCAGCTGCCACCATTTCAGCGTTCGGCAAGCGAGCAGATGGGCGTATCTATTGCGATGTGGTGGCCTCGCTTGTGCGCCCCACGCAGCAGCAGCTGGTGGAGCTGTGCCTGCAATTACACACCGCCCACCAGCCGGCCACCATCGGCATGGATGGGTTCACCCTGCGCGATCTCGGCCGAGAATTAGAGCTGCGAGGGGTGCCGGTAAGCCTGGCCGGTATGGCTGATGTGATGAACGGCAGCGCCCTGTTCTACGCCAAACTGCAGCAGGGACAACTGGCCCACCCCGGCCATGACCTGCTCGCCCGACAGATCCCGCTGACCAAACGCAAAGAGAGCGACGGTGGGTTCAAGATCAGCCGGCAAGCATCCAGCAGCTCGATCGATGGGGTTATGTCGCACGTGATCGGGGTGCAGCTAACCGAGAATCATCGCAGCACAACCCTGCAGATGTTCTAGCGCACTATTCCGCTCAAAACTGTACATTTACGGCCAGCCCCAATTAGTGGCAGCGCTGAGGGCGCCTGCATGATGCTGCTGTGGGTATCAGGGAATGGATCGCCGGCAACCGGCGCAGCGCAGACTCTGGCGCGTTCGGCAACACTGTGCAGCCACCCGCCCGCAGCTCATCGCTGAGCGCTGTCAGTGTCAGCGACGCCTTCGGCATATCGATGGTGTACCGAGCGATCCAGATCCATGCCATCAGCGCCAAACAGCTCAGCATTAGCACCATGCGCTACGGCCGCATGGTCGAGGATCACCCCCTTACCCGCCGGCCCGATCCGGAAAGCTCGCGCAGCAGCTGGATCGAACAGCTAGTGGTATCGATGACCAGCACCGGCAACGGTTACTGCGAGATCATCCGAGATGCAGCCGGGCAGCCCATCGCCTTGCCGGTACTCAACCCGCTGCAGGTTCGCATCCACACCAACGCCGCCGGCCGCATCACCAAATACAGCTACCGAGGCACCGACCTACAGCCCCGCAACATGATGCACGTAACCCTGCTGCGCGTGCCCGGCTCGGCGTATGGCCTCGGCCCCATCCAGGCCGCCCAGCCTGACCTGCGCGGGGCCATCAGCACCCGCGACTATGCAGCAGCGTGGCTGGATGATTCCGGCGTACCCACCGGGGTGCTCAAAACAGATCAAAACGTCACCGCCGAGGTAGCCAAAAACGCCAAAGACAAGTGGAACGCCGACGCCGGCCAGAAAAACGGCGTGGTAGTTCTCGGTAATGGGCTGGACTATCGGCCGATCTTCCTGTCACCCAAAGATGTGCAATTCATCGAATCCCAGCAGTTCAGCGTTACCCAGATCGCCCGCCTGTTCGGTACGCCGGCCTCGCTGATGCTCGCCGCTGTCGAGGGCAGCAGTCAAAGCTATAGCAACGTTGAGCAGGACTGGCTCGCCTACGTTCGCTTCACCCTCATGGGATACCTAACCGAGATCGAGGACGCCCTAACCCAGCTGCTGCCGGGTGCGCGCAGCGCCAAGTTCAACATCGAGGCGCTACTGCGCGCAGATACCACCACCCGCTACGCCAGCTACCAGACAGCGATCGCCGCCGGGTTCCTGACGATCGCCGAGATCCGCGACATCGAGGGCTGGGCGCCACTAACTGACACTGAGGAGATGCCCGCCGAATGATCACCACCGACACCCGAGAGCTGCACATGCGCGCAGCAGCAGACACCGACACGCGCACCGTCACCGGCGTAGGTGTCCCCTATGGGGAAACAATCACCATTTACGGCGAGAGGGAACGGTTCGCCCCCGGCTCGGTGGATGCTGCCGGCGCAAAACTGTTCAGCCGCCACCGCGACCCGATCGGCATCATCACCGAGCAACGCGAAACCCCCGCAGGGTGGATCGCCACCGGCCGGTTCAGCAGCACCCCCGGCGCTGACGAGGCCCGCCAGTTGGCCCTCGATGGCGTACTGGATGGCCTATCGATCGGGTTCGACCCGATCGAGTGGCACATGGAACGAGACGACGAGGGCGAGGTAATCGTCTATGACCGGGTGCGCGTGCGCGAGGTGTCCCTGGTGCCCTTCCCCGCTTACCCCTCGGCCCGCGTTGACAGCGTGCGCCACCTACCGCCAACCCATCAACCATCCACCGTTACCACCGACCACCGACGAGAGGACACCACCACTATGACCACCACCGACACCGAGCGCACCGAGCGCATCGACGACCTGCGCGAAATCCGCGAATCGGTCGAGGATCTCGGCCGGCGCGTCGAGCTGAGCGTTCAGCACCGCGACGAGCAGGCGCCCGCCATCGACCAGCGCAGCGCCGGGCAATGGCTGCGCAGCATCGCCGCCGGCGACGCCGACGCTGTACGCGAATACGAGCAGCTGGTTACCCGCGCCTACACCGGCGGCACCAGCGCCGATGGGATGCTCACCCCCGCCTATGTGGGCGACACCATCCGCCTCATCGAGTCCCCCAACGTGCTCGGGCAAATCTTCTCCACCGGCCCGCTGCCAGCCAAGGGGCTGCGCCTTGAATATGGCGTGCTGGACACCAACACGGTGGCCGTAGCCAAGCAGAGCGCCGAGGGCGCAGATCTGCCCGTGGGCAAAATCTCGCTAGATGTGGCCTATGCAGACATTCACACCTATGGAGGTGTCATCGAGATGACCCGCCAGCAGATCGAACGCACCACCAACGTTTCGATGCTTGATCTGCACATGCGCGCCCTATCGCTGCGCGCCGGCGCCCGCAAAGCGTCCGAGCTGCGCGAGCTGTTCGCTGCCACCGTGGCAACCAACGCCGCCGACCCTGACCGGGTGGCAGTGGTCGCTGATGAAACCAACTACATCGACTGGGTGGGCGCCATCATCGACGGGGCCGAATGGTACGCAAGCCTCGGCCTGTCCCTCGATGCCCTGGTGGCAGACAAAACCAAGTTCAAAGCGCTGGCCTCACTGGTGGACAGCGCCGGCCGCCCGCTGATGGTCATCAGTGGCGAGGGCGTCAACACGGTGGGCCGCATCAACCCGCGCGCCCTCACCGGCAACCTGGCCGGCGTTGATGTGTTCCTGAACCTCAACCAGGCCACCCCCGGCGCTGCGTTCGTCAACAGTGAGGCGATCCGCCAGTACAACAGCCCCATGGTCGAGCTGGCTGATGAAAACATCGTCAACCTGTCTAAGCAGTTCGGGGTGTACTACTACGCAGCCAACGCTGTGGAGATCCCCGGCGCCATCGTGCCCGTGGTCGCAGCTCTGCCGGCCGGCGTCAAAGACGGCAAGTAGTCACCAATGACCACCGACCAGGGCGAGGCTGCAGAGCTGGAACAGCTCACTGCACAGCTGCGCGAATACGTCACACCCGACGCCCGCCATGTGGCTGTCGATGATGTGTTCGTCACCGCGTGCGCCCGCGAAGCTCTCGCCCTGGTCGGTCAACTCATCGGCAGCAGTGTGCTGCCGGCTGCGATACGCACCCGCGCCATCATCGAAGCCGGCAGTGAACTGTTCCACAAAAGGCAAGCGCCCAACGGGATCAGCCAATACGCCGACCCCGCCGGCACACCCATGCGCATCGCCCGCGATCCGCTGAACGTGGCCCGCGTCATCCTGGCCCCATTCCTACCCATGGGGTTCGCATGAGCGTGCTGGGGGACATGCGGCGCGAGCTGGCCGATGATGTGGCCGGCAACCCTACCGAGCTGACCACCTATGACCATGTGCCGGGCCGCGTGCAGCTGCCGGCAGCGTTCGTGATGGCCGGCGCCCCCTACATCGAGCAGGCCCAAAACTTCGGCAGCAGCACCGTGCGCTTCCAGGCTGTCCTGCTCACTCACCCATCACTGAACAGTGAAACCACCGACCAGCTCGACGAGCTGATCGAAACCGTGAGCGGCCGGCTGAGCGCAGCTGACTGGCTGATCGAGACGATCGACCAGCCCAGGCTCATCGATCTTAGTGGCAGTGATGTGCTGAGCGTCACCATCAACGTGGCCGCCGTGGCCTCATTCCCCTAACCCACCTAACCCAAGAGAGGCACCACCATGGGATCGACCCGCATTAGAGGCAACAAAAAGCCCCAGCTGACCCTGGGAACCCCCGGCATCGACCAGTCTGCTGATGTGATCAGCTGGGCGATCGAGAACGATGAGGCTGATGCTGATGTGGTGACGTTTGAGGACGCCGCCAACGGTGGGGGCCGGCAGTTCTACTTGCGCGGCTCGGCCATCCAAAGTACCGCCAGCGCCGCGTTCTGGCGTTACGTCTGGGAGAACAGCGGCCAGGCCAATGTTCCCTACACCATCGCCGCCCACGGCAACGCTGCCCCCACCGCCAACGAACCGCATTTCGTGGGAACGCTCACCATCGGCGCCAAGCCCACCATCGGGGGCGAGGCATCCAGCAGCGCCACTAGCGCGTTCACGTTCGACTACGAGTTCACCATCGACGGCGAACCGACGATGGACACCGGCGCGTAACTAGCTTCAGGGGGCCGGCAGCTCATGGCTGAATTTCAGAACCGTAACCTACGCATCGATGGGCTGCGCGAGCTGAACAAAAAACTGCGAGCTGCCGGCGATGAATCGGCCGACCTGCCCAACCTGATGCAGCAGCTGGGCCAGACCGTCATCGCTAACGCCCGCGTGCCTCAGCAGAGTGGCGAGCTGGCCGCCAGCCTGCGCGCAGGCCGAGGCCGCACCAAGGCAGTGGTGAGGGCCGGCTACGCCCGCAAAGCCAGCTACGCCGGCGTCATCCATTACGGCAACCCAAACACCGGCACCAGCGCGCAGCCGTTCCTGGTGGACGCCCTACGCCGCGCACAGCCCGCCCTCATCGTTCAGCTTGAGGCCGGCCTGGGCCAGCTGCTCAAAAAACACAACCTATAACAGAGAGAAAAAACATCATGGCAAAGCTCGACATCACCAAACTCACCCTGGGCGAGGTCGCAACAATCGAAGATCTGGCCGGCGTATCACTGTCTGAGCTAGAGGGCGCCCCCCAGGGTAAATTCCTGGCCGCCCTGGTGATGATCCACCAGCGCCGCAACGGCGAGCCCACGTTCACGTTCAACCAGGCACTAGCCACCCCCATGGATCTGGCGCAGCAGATCCTGGGCCTCGGCGATGATGTGCCGGCAGAGGATGCCGCTGAAAAAAAAGACAAGCCCGCCACCAAGAGCGCGCCCGCCAAAAAGCCCAATTCATAGTTCACCTGGGGCTACAGCCCGAGGCATACGAGCAGCTCACGATCGCCGAGCGTGACGCGATCATCACAGAGATGAACAGTCAACGCCGCAGCAGGCGCTAAACACCAACTAGAGGGGAACGCCGGCCATGGCAAGAAACACCGTCATCGTGTCCGTGCTCGGCGACACCCGCGACCTGCAAAAAAAGCTAGGCGACAGCGAGGGGAGCCTGGGCAAGTTCGGCAAAGCTGCCGCAGTGATGGGACTGGCGATCGGCGCAGCTGTGGCTGTGGTCGGCGCGCAAGCGTTCAAAGCTGTGGCCGAGATCGAGCGCCTCAACGCGCAGACAGCTGCAGCGCTGGCATCAACTGGCAGCGCATCAAAGCGCAGCATCGAACAAATCAACGCACAATCCGACGCCCTCGAAAAGCTGTCAGGTATTGAGGCGGAGGTAATCCAAAACGGGCAGAACATTCTGCTGACCTTCACCCAAATAAAGGGCGACAATTTCGACGCCGCCACCGCTGCCGCCCTCGATCTGTCGGTAGCACTCGGCCAGGATATGAAAAGCGCCTCCACCCTGGTAGGTAAGGCGCTGAATGATCCCATCGCCGGCATGGGCGCCCTGTCTCGGGTGGGCGTGCAGCTGACCGCTGAGCAAAAAGCAGTGGTAGAACAGATGGTGGCGGTCGGCGATGTGGCCGGCGCGCAGGGTGTCATTCTGGGGGTGCTCACTGAACAGTTCGGCGGATCAGCTGAGGCGTTCGGTGGCACATATCTGGGAGCGCTCGAAAAGGTAAAAAACTCGTTCGGCACACTCACCGAGGCGCTGGTGGTGGGCCTGCTGCCGGGGGCCACCGCCACGCTCATCGCAATAAACGATCTTTTTGTGCGCATCGCTGACTCGCCCGGCTTCCAGGCGTTTACCGAGAGCGTGGGTGTATTCATCGCCGCCCTGTTCGCCGGCGAAAGCGCCCTGCAGAACATGAATTTCAGCGATGTGTTCGCCAGTCTGCTGCCGGGTGTCATCGCCGGCGTGGCAGCTGCTGCAGCGTGGGTGAACGGTGATGGCCTCACCACCCTGCTCGCCAGCATCACCGAGGGCCGAGGGGTAATCCTCGATGGTGCTGTGCAACTGTTCACCACCCTGGCCGAGGCGCTGCCGCAGATCCTGCCGGCTGTCATCGCAGCACTGACTGGGTTCCTGGTGGCGATGGTGGGCCAACTGTCCACCTTCCTGCCCCCGCTGCTGGTGGCAGGGCTGGCGATGTTTCAGGGGCTGGTTCAGGCCATCGTGGTCATGGCCCCGCAGATCATCGGCCAGCTGGCTGGCCTGCTGCCCGAGCTGCTGGCCTCGATCCTGGGCATGATCCCGCAGCTGCTGCAGGCAGCCATCGGCCTGTTCACCATGCTGGTGGATGCAATCCCGATCATCCTGCCGCCGCTGATCGCCATCATCATCGGCCTGCTGCCGGTACTGGTGGCCTCTGTACTGTCAATGCTGCCTGACATTCTCGCGGCTGCCATCAACCTGTTCACATCCCTAGTGGCAGCAATCCCTGTGATTCTGCCGCTGCTGCTGCGTGCCATCATTTACCTGCTGCCGAGCCTGATCGGCTCGGTACTGTCCATGCTGCCCGCCCTGCTGCGCGGCGCTGTGCAACTGTTCACCGGCCTAGTTAGCGCGATCCCGCAGATCATCCCCCCCCTGCTGGGCGCCCTCATCGCCCTGGCGCCGGTCATCATCGGCGCGATCATCGGCCTGATACCTGTACTGCTGCGCGCCGGCGTTGATCTGATCGGTGGGCTGGTGTCTGGCCTGTTCAAAGCTGCCGGCAGTGTCGGTAAAGCGCTGCTGGATATCGCCAAAGGCGCTGTGGGTGGGTTCCTCAAGTTCCTGGGCATCAAATCGCCCAGCCGCCTGTTCGCCAGCTTCGGCAAAGACACCGTGGCAGGTCTCGCTGTGGGGCTGCGTAAGAACGCCGGCCTGGTCGATGGGGCGATGGATCAGCTCAGCGATCGGGTCGCTGGTGGGTTCAGCGCACAACTCAGCGCCCCCGAGATCGATGGGGCGTTCAACACCTACAGCACCGGCCGCAGCAGCAGCAGCATGAGCGCAACTCCTGCCACGATCCAGATCAACCTGCAAACACTGAACCCGACCGCCGAAACCGGCCGCATCATCGTCGAATCAATCCGCGACTACGAGTTCAGCGGGGGCCGACTGTGACCATTACCGAGCGCCCCCTGCTGGGCAGTGTGCGCATCATGCGCGCCAGCAGCGAGCTGATCGCCAACGCCACCAATGTGAGCGCCCGCCGTGGCAGCTCACGCACCGGCCTGGGCCTGAAAACTGATGTCGGGCTGATGAGCTTCACCCTGCTGAACGCGGAAGATCCACTGGCCGGGGGAACCATCGAGCCTGGGCAGATCATCACCCTGGAATCTGTAGGCGCTGCTAACGCGATGTCGCAGCTGTTCACCGGCCGCGTGGTCGATGTGGCATCCCGTTACCCGCTGGACAAAAGCACCGGCGCGCAGAGCGCCATCGTCATGGTGACTGTGGCTGATGCTGTGAAAGTGCATGTGGAAACCCCCCGCTACGGGGTGAGCGTGCCGGCCAATTTCGAGACGTTCGAGGCCCGCCTGGGCCGCCTCGCTGCCACATCGCTGGCACCCATCGCCGCCCCCATCCAGGGCGCTGCCCGGGGGGTGTATGCGTTCTAATGGCTCGCTATACCGGAAACCTGATAAACAATAACTTCACCTATTTAGACGTCACCCACACCCAAAACGCAGCCGGCAACACGTCCACTATTTCGTGGGTGCTGGGGTGGGCGTTCAGGTCGCCCACCCTTGACCGAGATCTCAACAATGGCGATGTGGTTATCGATGGCAGCGTGCGATATGACGTACCTGGCCGCGTATATACGTTCTCTAATAACTTCACTACGCGAGATCTGGCGATCGCCTCAGGCAGCTACAGCGTTACCCATGATGCTGGTGGGTATAAAACGATCGGCCTCAGCGCGTCGATCACGCCCTTCCAGAACGCTGCGTCGAGTTTCAGTACCACCCTGACCCTGCCGCGCATCCCTAAACCGCCCAGCGCGCCCAGCATCAGCTCGATCAGTAACCTGACCACCAGCAGCGCCCGCATCAACGGCACCACCCCCACCGATGACGGCGGCGCTGCAATCCTTGACTACCAATTCCAGGCCGCCACAAATACCGCGTTCACCTCGGGCGTGGTCACCACCACTGGCAGCAGCAGCACCCTCGACATCGGCGGGCTGACCCCCGGGCAAAGCTATTACTTTCGTATGCGCGCCCAAAACTCGCTCGGCTTCTCGCCCTACTCAAGCGGCACCCCTAGCGCGTTCGTGGGCCTACCAGCGCCCACGTTCACCAGTTGGCAGCAGAACACTCAGGGCCAGCTGGTCGGCAACTGGACAGCCCCCACCCCTGCTACCGGGCTGACCGGCTACCGCCTACAGTTGGCCCGCGATGCCGGGTTCACCACCGGCGTGCAGAACATCGAGCTGGGCAACATCACCAGCCATGCAGTGGCTGGCCTGGCTGGTGGGCGTACATGGCACGCCCGCGTGGCAGCTCGCACCGCCGGCGGCACTAACGCCTACTCAGCAGGGCGCAGCCAGCTGCTGATCTTGAGCGCTGGCGATCTGGACAGCTGGACAAGTATTGGCACACCGCCGGCGGCCGTATCCCGTTACACCAGTGAGGGAATCAGGCGAGGCACCATCGAAAACCGCCAGGCGCTATTCATAGAAAGCCTGACAACAGCTGCCGCCACCCTGCCGGCTAACACCTTCGGCATACAGCACACCGTTACCGGGCTGAGCGTTGGCAAAGCGTACCGATACAGCGCCAGCGCCCAGCTGGCCGATCCCAGCGCTAAGGCTGTGCGCTATCAGCTGCGCGTCATTGCTGAGGGTTCAGCGCCAGCTGTGACCATCACCACCACCAGCACCACCCTGGGCCTGTTCGAGTTCGTCGCCGACAGCACCACCGCCACCCTGCAGATCATGCTCGCCGCTGCTGTCACCACAGCTGTGGCCGTCGATGTGTTCGAGGCTGTGGCCTTCACTCAGATCAGCCTGCTGGAACTGGCAACTGATTACCCTGTACGGCTGCGCTCAACCGTCTATGAATCGAACCTGGCTAACCATTTCGATCTGGCCTGTAACTCGGTCGGCGCGTCCTGGTATGTGGCTAAGGATGGCGTGACGAGGTTCAGGCTGCCGGGTTCAGCGCTGCCTGTTTCTGCCCTGTTCAGCGACGAGGCAGCCCCGGGCGCCCTGAGCTATGTAGATGTGAACGCCAGCTATGACACCCGAGGCATGGTCAACCGGCTGGACGTAACCAACTACGGCGTGAGCGCTGACGGCACCACCGAGCTGAACGACAACCTGATCGTGGTCGCACAGCCCAGCATCAACACCTACGGGGTGCGATCCAGCCGGCTAGAGGTGAACCTATGGGGCGTAGCGCCCTACGACGCATCGCTCAGCACACGCCTGGCCGAGCTGCTGGCTGATGCTGCCGAGCCTCGCCTGTTCGTTTCATCATTCCGCTGGAACGCGCAACAAAACCCAGCAGCTGCCAACGCCTTAGAGGTGGGCCAGCGCATCACCGTGCAATTCAAAGGCACCGCCCAAGACAGCCAAATCGTCCACCTGCAGCACGAGATAATGCCCCGCCGCTGGATCATCACCGTGACAGTTCGGGGGATCTGATGGCCCTCAGAGAGCTAGAGGACGGCATAAGACAGCTACAACTGCGCCTCGGCGAGCAGCAGACCCTCATCGCCGCGCAGCAGGCGCAGCTGCAGCTCAGCGACCCAGTGGCCCGCGTCGAGCCATATGCCGGCCCGACAGCGCCGGCCGGCTGGCTGCTGTGCGACGGCTCGGCCGTATCTCGCACCACCTACCCCCAATTGTTCGCCGCGATCGGCACCACCTACGGCGCCGGCAACGGCAGCACCACATACAACCTGCCCAACGCCCGAGGGCGGACGCTGGTCGGCCGAGACACCGCACAGCCTGAGTTCGACGTGCTCGGCGAGACCGGCGGCGCAAAGACCCACACGCTGACCACAGCGCAAATGCCTTCGCACACGCACACGCAAGCAACTAAAAACGCCGGGACTGTAACGGGAAACGAAGTCGGTAAGGGTGACAGCTCCGTTGGTACTGCGGTAACAGGAAATGGCATCCACTCAACAGGTGGCGGCGGTGCGCACAACAACCTGCAGCCCTATCTGACCGTGAACTACATAATCCGGGCCGCGTAAGCAGCCCGAGAAAAGAGAAAAACCATGAACCTGAGCAACCCCTGCCCGTGGGGCTGGCAGTCGCGTGGCTTCACCGCCGGCGCCCATCGTGGCATCGATTACGGCTGGTACAACGCCGACCCGGCAGGATCTCGCCGCGTGGTCGCAGCAGCACCGGGCAGAGTGATCGAGATCTACAACGGCGGGGGGTTCAATCAGGGGTGGGGTTCTCGGGTGATGATCGAGCACACTGATCGCGCCAAAACCACCTACAGCCACCACCCAAAAAACGGCATTCACCTGACCGTGGGCCAGCTGGTCGATCGAGGCCAGGCCATCGGCCCGATGGGCAACACGGGCGACGCAGGGAAACCGCCGGCGATCCATTCCCATTTCGAGCTATACATCGACAATGTGCGCGTAGATCCTGCGCCCTATTTCACCCAGGCGCTGCCGGGTAACCCGGTGCGATCGACAGCGCCCCCTGCAGCGCCGGCGCTGGGGGTGCGCGATCGCCTCACCGGCGTGCAGGGCGCCAACGGTCGCACACAGCCGGCTGCTACTGGGCCTGCTGTGCTGACGTTTAGAAACAAGCCCCTGGGTATGATCGCGTTCACTGACGCCGGGCAAAGCGTGCAGGGAAACAGTCGCTGGTATCGCAGTGTCAACGGGCTGTGGTACTGGTCAGGGGGGTTCACCAGCACCGCCAAAACCGGCCTGGCCGATCTCACCCCCCTGCCGCCCGCTGTCGAGCTGCCGACCGAGCCGACCCCGGCACCGATCCCTGAGCCGGCCCCTGAGCCGATCCCTGAGCCGGCCCCGGCACCGATCCCTGAGCCGACCCCTGAGCCGACCCCGGCACCGATCCCTGAGCCGATCCCTGAGCCGACCCCTGCCCCTGCACCGCCAATCGTAAAGGCTTACACCATGCCCAGTTTCTCAACCCCGCTAACCCCTGATGTGATCCTGCCGGCCAACCTGCGCGCGGGCCTGTATCTGGGCAACTGGGCCGCCGGGGTGATCCTGGCCGCGATCGCTGCAGCAGTGGTAGCGATCGAGGCGCCCGTTCACCCCGCCCTGGTGGCTGCTATCGCTGTGTACGGGGTGCTGTCCTCAGCTGTGTCTGCCCTGGCCCGCGCAAACACCACCACCACCACCATCAAGAGTTAGGCCCGCGACCGTCTGGGAAAGGGCGTGACAGATGATTGAGAATGATCCCACCCCGCTGCTGGTTCTGGCCGGCGTGGTGCTGAGTGTGCTGGGTGGCCTCATCGGTTCGGTGATCGCTGCCCGATCCCAGAAAAGCGTGGGCAGCATCGCCGCCAGCGCTGCCATTCACGCCTCAAAAGAAACCGCCGAGCAGCAGATGATCGACCAGCTGCAAGAGGAACTAGAGCGCTATCGCCGGGCCACCGATCAGCGCCTAGATCGCTTAGAGGACGAAAATCGCGCCTACCGCGAATTCATCTTCGTACAGCGTGACCATATGACCGAGGCCGGCATTATCCCGCCACCGTGGCCGGCGCAGCTGCCCCGCTAACTGGCTGCTGCTGCCATGGCTGCGCGCCTCACCGCGTCATCCTCGACCGCGACATAGATCTGGGTGGTGGCAACGCTGGCATGTCCCAGCAGTACCTGGACGGCTCGCAGATCTCGCCCGCCGAGCTGGTAGGCCCTGGTGCCATATCGGTGGCGCAGCTGGTGGGCTGTCACCCCGGGCGGCAGCGCCCTGCTGATCAGTTTCGACACATACGCAGCGCTCAGATGCCCATCGATTAGGCCAGGGAACAGAAACCCCTCATCGTGCCGGCGAATATACGCCGCCAGATCATCCGGTATCGGCACCATCCTGTTACGCCCACCCTTACCATGCACCAACAGCGACCAGCCGACGAAATCCCGCTGCAGGTCGGAAGTTGCCACTAGGCAGATTTCCCTACAGCGCATCCCCACCTGAACGCCGAGCATCATCATGATTCTGACCCGCTGATCGGCGACCTGCAGGCCGACCCGTACTGAGTGCTCGGGGGCCGGCCGGGGCACCCCCACCAGCGCCCTGATCACGGGCAGCTGGCGGGCTGGATTATCTGGCCACCGGCCCACCAGTTGCCCCCAGCTGTAAAAGCCTCGCAGCGCCTGACGTTTGGAGCGCAGCGCTGCCGGCGATAGCTCGCCACGCTCACCGAGATACTGCGCCAGCTGTTCGACGGTGACGGGGTAGGGATCGCGCAGCGTATCGGCGGCGAATCTGCGCAGCGCATAGCTGTGCTGTTTGATCGTGCCGGGGGAGCGCTGAGCCGATCGCATCCAGCCCAGGTAGGCGTTCAGGGGTTCGACCCACGCGGCACCAGGCTGAAGTAGTAATTGCAAGCTGCCAACGCTGCCATAGCGCAGATGTGTGCTCACTGATGGCCTTCCAGCTAATCAGCAAGCGCGGGCAGGTTGAGGCCGGCAACGATCGCCCAAAACTTAGACCCATAAGCAGTGGGTTCCGGGTTCAAGTCCCGGGGGGTGTACGAGGATCCCGGTTCGCTCTCGCCAGCAGCCGGGATTCTTAGTATTGCCGGCAGCCCCTCGATCAGCTCGTTGGCTGGCTGGCCGGTGATCTGCGCCCAGACGATAAACTGCGAGACCGTCGGCTCGTAAACCCCCCGCTCCCAGTTCGAGATGGTGGAGCGGCCCAGGCTGAGCATGTCTGCCATGGTGCCCTGGTCGATGTCTGCAGCTCGGCGGCTGGCCCGCAAACGCGCGCCCACGGTGGCGGCTGATATGTGTAGCAATGTCATGGTGGTTACTGTAGCGCCAGATGTGTGCAGATATGACGACACGCCGGGTTCAATGTTGGTGATCGCTCAGGCTGTCCACCATTCTGTTCGCTATGACCACATTTCTGAGCATCACGCTGTGAGCGTCGAGAGCATGACGGTGGCCCTTCACCACAGCCAAGCAGCCGGCACCGCAAAGCTCGTACTGATCGGGATCGCCAACCATGACGGCGACGGGGGCGCCTGGCCCTCCGTCAACACCCTCGCCAAATACGCAGGGGTCAGCCGGCGCAACGTACAAAAGGCATTAGAGCGCCTGGAATCGCTCGGGGAAATCTCCATAGTGCGCAACGGTGGCGGCTCGCACAGCCTGGCAGATAGCCACCGACCGAACCTGTATCGGGTGACGGTGCGCTGCCCCCCTAACTGCGATCGCAGCACCCAACACAGAACCCGGCGAACGGTGGCAAACCTGTTTGAACAGCCTGTGGATAGTGGGGTGTCGGTAGCGACACCTCGTGTCGGTAGCGACGCGGGGGGGGTGTCGGTAGCGACACCCGAACCATCCTCTAACCCAACCATCAATAGTGAGAGGGCCAGCCACAGTACGCGCGCATGCAAAGAGGGACACGCAGAACTGAACTACACGCCGGGTTATTGCAAGTTCGGCGATCGAGTGCGCGAAGTAGTCGCAGCATGAGCGCACAGCGCACAGCCGCCCGCATGGTGGAGATGAAGATCAGCGTGCCACTGCTGACCTACCGACTACTGCAGCATCGAGCAGAAGACCAAAGGGTGCAGCCGACCACGATGGCCCAGCACCAGCTCATAACAGTGAACGACCCCGGGAAAAGACAAGAGCGCAGCCTGGATCTACGGCAGGAGATCTTCAACCTGTGGAGCCGAGGCAAGAGCGCCCCGCAGATCTCCCGCGAGCTGGGCTGCTCGGTGGGAACCGTCAACAAACACAAGCGCGAAATACGCGCCGACTGGAGCACCTACGCCGCAGAGAGGCCCACAGCATGAACGCGCCACGCCCTGAACACTCCACTGTTGCCGCATGGGAACAGCTAGACAAGCTTGCCGCCGATTACCGCCTGCTCACCAGCAAGCTCGACACTGAGGGCGCACACGCTGCCGATGTGGCCTTCGTGACTCGCACAGCGCTGCAGTGTGCAGCCACCCGCGACCAGATCGCGCAGGGCAGCATCGATCTGGATCTGGCCCTGGACATTATGACCGCTGCTAGCGCCCTGTTCGCGCCCGCCCGCGAGCTGGTGCGCCACCGGCGCGAGGATGCCAGCTAATGCGCCCCGACATCGACCCGGGCAGCGGCGAGCTGGGCCTACTTGCCGTTCTCGTGCTGGCCGCCTGGAGCCTGTGGGCGTGGCAGGTCACCAAAGGACAGTCAGCAGCCGAAACCGACCCC